GCTGCTCTCTTCGGCATCAAGCGGTGCCTCGGAGGTACTGATATAGAAGTTGGGCAAACCCTTCCACAAGTTTTTCATCATGGTCATCGGTGTTGCCCATTGTGTAAAATATGGCATGTACCAACTCATGACAAAATGCTTGTTCGGTTTGTTGTTTTGACATTCCTTGTCTGATTGAGATTGTGTTTGTATCATTATCGCACATTCCTAAGTCATGCAGGTGTTCATAAAAAACCACCTTCCAGTCCATACCTGCTAGTTTGAACTCGGTGGGAACCAAAGTTGGTTCTTCTCGCGTCTTAGCCATAACAGCCTCCCGTTCTCAAGTACCCTATCTTCTCCCAGTGCCTCCACACAAACGGCATACAACTCTTGCTCTGTCTTGGCGTCTCCCAGCATCTTCTCTGCCTTCTTGTCGCCAACACCTTTGATACCGATTATGTTGTCCACCCTGTCGCCAGTCAGAATCTGCCTGTAAAAGAATCGCATCCCCTCTTCGGCAGTCACATAATACTTGTCGTTCTTCGCAAAATTGTAGTGCCATCCCTGAACCTGATTGAAGTCTTTATCAATTGAAACAATGATGCTATCGTCTCCCAACTCGGTTGCACGGATAGCAATTAGGTCATCAGCCTCCTCGCCGTCCGACACAGTGGCGCACCAAGCGTCCACCATATAGTCCCGTAAAAACTGTAGATGTTCAGGCTTCTGAAAGTCACTACGGTTCTCTTTATACGGTGCTGTGGTGGCTATATCCAACCGAAAGTTTTTCTTGCCGGTTAGGTACAACTCGTACTTGTTTACGTCAAGGCTCTCATAAAGAATAGTTTCAATAAAAGAAGACAGCGATGACGCTGCCTTCTCTTGAGTTTCATCTTTACAAGCAAACCCTAACCGATACGCCAACACGTCGGCGTCAATCAGGGCTGTGCCAATCATAGTTCTACTTCATCTTCCTGCAAAGCCTCTTCAGGTTCCTTCACAATCAATTCCTTGACCGTGATGTGAGCAGTGGTCTTGCCACCAATCGCCTGTGGCGACCAGCCATGAGCATCCGACATGGCATGTTGGTAAGACTTCAGCGAAACAACACACACCGAACCGTTACCAATGGTAAGCGGGTCAATGGGGTTGCCATCAACATCAGCAGCGTTGAACGGAAAGTTGCTCTTGCAGCGGATAAACGTACCGATGCCGTACTGGTCATTACTCTTTGTTTTGACCTTTACGTTCAGCTCTTTTTCAAGCCGATTAACGGTAGCCTCATCCAGTTGACCTAGATGCAGTTCGTACTTTTGCAGGGCAGGATTGTTTTCATTCCACTTGTTCTTGTTCTTGTTGACCAAGTTGTAGTTAAAAAACAGTTGTCCTTGCACCTTAATGATTTTGTCTTGCATAGTTTCAGTTCCTTTATCGGAAAGTTAAAAAAAGAATTATACCACAAATTTTGGCTAATGTAAAGGGTTTTTATCACCAGCCTTCCCATAAAACAGATGGTAAGAGTATAAGAGAATATCTAATACTTTCATCTCATCTGTATCAGGATGATGCCATAGAATTAACCTATTATCATTAATTCCTAGCACCACCAAGTCGTCACAAGAAGTGAACATCTCCACCAAGTCGTCTTCATCCATTAGTGGGTATCCTTCCACGTCTTGCCTATTTTGTACTCCCCATCAAGTGGACAGCGCAGCTTCAGTTCCACCCCAGCGTTGCGGATAGCCACCAAGGCGGCTTCACCAACAGCAGTGCCACAGGATGGGATTGTCTCAATCTGCCACTCGTCATGCACGTTAGCGCACAGCCCGAACGGTGCCTTCATCCTGTTCAGGTCACGCCATAGGATGGTTAGGGCTTGCTTCATAACTATCGCACCAGCACTTTGGAGTAGAGTGTTAAGGGCAGCATGTTCGCTGCGCACCCAAACTTTTCTACCATCCAGCCCCGGTACCCAACCACTACTTGCTTGTTCGGCAACTTTACTCTGTAGACGAGCGAGGGCGGGTGTTTGGGAAAGAAAGCGCGCCTTAATCTCTTTTCCATCACTAGCGTTACCACCGATGATTGACCCGATTTTCGCGTCCCCCGCGCCATACAAGTAAGCATAGATAAATGTTTTCGCTTTGTCTCGGTCAGGGAGTCCTGCCGCCTCTTGGTTTTTCGTGTGGATGTCCCCATTCAACAACTCCTTAGTGTAATCATCGTCACGCATGTAGTGCGCCAACATACGCAACTCTAGCCCTGCTGCGTCAGCGCCAACCAGCACCCAGTCTTCTTTAGCCATGAAGCAGTCGCGGCACTCTTCACCGTACTTGTGCTTCTTCTTTGGCACCTGAGCCATGTTTGGTTTGCTGTGTGTCATACGTCCTGTAACGGCTCCGTTGGTGTTAACGCCTCCGTGCATCTTACCTTCTTTGACTGCCTCAAACCAACCCTTGAGCAGCCCTGTTGTCTTTTGCAAGATGAGGTACTCTGTGAGCATCTTTGCTTGCGGGCTTTCAATCGTCTCAAGTACCTTCTCGTCAATAATAAAGTTACCCTTATCGGTACGAGCAGATAATTTAACACCAGCCGCCATAAGACGTTCAGCAATTTGCTTACGAGAAGATAGATTGAAAACCTCCACCTTATCCTTAAGCCGCTTACCTGTTTTCTCACTATAACGCTCCGTAACAATCGGAGGAAAAACATCTTGAAGTTCACCCTCAATAGTAGCCATCTTGCTTGACAGCTCAGCGTTGAGGATTTGAGCCTTCTGAACATCAAAGGTAAAGCCATTTTCCACCTGCTTCTGAATGATTGCAGCCACACGGTGTTCTAGCTGCACAGACTGGTCACTGAACTTCTTCTCAGCCAGTTCAGCCTCAAGGTGTTTGTGCAACATCACCAGCACCTCCACGTCACGCTTGCAGTATCGGTGCAACAACGCCATGTTCGGTTCGTTGAACGGAGCCATAGAGGTCTTGTCGTACTTACGCTCACCACGCAAGCGCCAGTAAATACGCGAATAGTCAATCTTCTTCTTGCCCAGTCTTTTTCCCCATGCGTCTAGACTGTGACCGCCTTCTAGCGATGGATTGAGCAACCTTGAGAGAATCAAGGTATCTATCGCTTTCGTCAATCCAATCTTCGTCTTCCACAACCTGTTTAAGGTCGGCGCGTCGTACCCAATCAAGTTGTGCGCCACTATCTTGTCGGCGCGGTCTAGCAGAGGTAAAAGACTTGCGGCTTCCGTATGACATTTATACTCCTCACTTTCCGTGTCATAGGTGTACACCATCCAAATCTTTGTAGACGGTATGGTGTCTGCTTCAATGTCAAGATAAACTATCATCTTTGTTCTCAATCAACTTGTAAACGTACAGCCCACCGACAACATACCTACGTTCAACAGTGTGACCGCCGTTTTCTTTTCTGCGGAAAGAACGTAGTATAGCAGAAGCCGTAGACTCGGGTGTTTTAGTTGCTTCTGCAATCTGTTTTAACCCAGCCCATCCGCTTTTCTGCATGAAGGCGAACACCCGTTCATACTTTGTTTTCAGGCGTTCGTAGTCACGTTCTTCAACGTAATCAGAACCCTTTAACTCAGTTTTTTGTTCCTCTTCTTTTTCCTTCTGCTGCCACCAGTCAGGCAGTTTTGAAAAGAACCTGTCCAAGAAGTCTTGGATGCCCTTACTATGATAATGCTTTTCAGGTCGTATACCGCCTTGACGGTACATGCCCCACCGACCAGTTGTGTGGAAGTATTGATAATATCTACGGGTGTCTGCTCTGTACAAAACAAAACAATAACCCTTCTCTTTGTACTGGAATGGTATGCCGTTCTTGTTCAACACCGCCGCTACATGCTCTACCGATTCGTTGGTGTCTCTACGAAAAACAGCCTCGCCGTTCTTATTCTTCCTAACAAAGTAGAACTCGCTTTTCTGCTCCGGGAACTCTTTTGCACTTTTTAAGGTCATCGTACATACCAATCAATGTAAGTGAACCCCTTATGCTGCGCTATTGCAAGCACAGGGTTGCCATCACAAGTTTCACAAAAGAATGTTATCAAAAGACCTTGTCGTCTGTCACTTGGGTTTTTATTTTTAACATTATCATTGATAAGACCAGTAGAAACAGTAGTTTCTGCTCTTTTGTATTCAACAACAGTGTATGTCTCATCTTCACTATCTTCTTCCCTATCAAACACTTCAACTTTTGTTTGGTGTATGCTTTGGTCTTGGCAATACGGGCAACTTAACATCTTGTCTTCCAAAGTTTCTATAAAACGCAACAATGGCTTCCCAGTCTTTTGTGTATCTTTCATTGTCTGTCAAACCCCACCTCCAAGTATTGAGGACTGCGGAACCGTGTACGGAACACCACTAACGCTTACCTCTTCGGGTAGTTTTTCAAGCAGTTTGTTCATGTAGAACATGGACTTCTGTAGGTCTTGGCGTTTGTTCTTTTCCCACATCCGCAGCAAGTACTCCAACGCCCTGTCCCAGTCACTGAACTGGTCATGAGGTATGCCCAGCTCTTGTGCTTTCTTAGCTAGTGCCTGACGTAGGTCGTACACCTCAAGCCCCGGCATGATTTGGTAATGCTTGGGTTTGTTCACCATGTCAAAGTCATCGTGTGTTGTGCCGTTAAAGCCCATGTTTTGGTACTCCTCAATCTCCATTGCCAAACTTTTCATAGATGCCATTAGAAGTCCTCACTCAACTGGTATTCGCGCAGTATACCATTGTTCTTGTTGTACTTCAAGTGGAACGTCTGCCCTGTGGCACGTCCAGTGAAGCGGTCTTTCAGCACCCTGAAGGTGGTGACCTGTCGTTGTTCGGGGTCTTCGTGTTGCTTGTTGCGTTCCAAGCCAAACATGAAGTGCGCCCAACGAGCAATGGCACGGCTACCCGTGAACTGTTTTTCCAGCACACGCCCACCCTCTTCGTGAGCCTTGCCCTCGGGTGTAGTGAGGTGCGACACAAAGTGAATGATAAGTCCCTCGCTTTGTGCCAGCCCAGCCATGTCAGCCATCATGGCGTCCAATGCACGGCGTTCGTCATCCTCATTGGCTGACAGTGCAGTGAGGTGGTCAAGGTAAATTATCTCAATGTCTTTTGCCTTGGCAAAGTAGCGTATGGCTTTTTTCACCTCTGCCCACTCTTTAGCGCCAAAGTGGTTCATCATGTACAGCGCCTGCATGGCTTCCAATCTGTCAACCGATTCCTCATACTCTTGACGTGTCCAACCTCCGTCAGGGACGTGATACAGGCGCTCGTCAAGTTTACCAGCGACACGTTGGGCGGTTTCAATCGGACTTTGTTCTAAATAAATCACACCGACGCGCTTTTTCAACTCACGGATATCGTAGGCAATCTGTTGAGTGAACACGTCGGTCTTACCGACACCAACGCCAGCACCGAACGCATACAGCTCGCCCTTACGCCGCCCAAAGGTTAGTTCTGAGAGCGATGGGAAACACCACGGCAAGCCCTCTTTTGGTGGCGTTAGTAGCTGTTCTTTGATATCCTCAACGGTTACGATGCCCTCGGGTTTGTATTCCTCAGCCTTCCACCAGCGGTCAGAAAACTTGCGTATTTCATTCTTGCTCAGGTAGTCGCAGGCGTCTTTAAAGCCCTCGTCCATCTTGACGATTGATGATTTGCCAGCAAACAACGCTGCAACCTTCTTGGCTGCTGTCTGCCCCGGCTCATCGTTATCAAAGCACACCCGGATTTTGTCAAAACTGTCAAGCCACTCAAAGTTGTCCTTGCAATCCTTCTCGGCGCTTTGTGCGCCATTGCGAACCGACACCACAGGATAGTCGCCCAGCATCTGATGCGCTGCCAAGGCGTCAAACTCACCCTCCACAATGGTGACGAACTTCCCACCCTTTGTGAACAGGTTTTGACCGAACAAAGTGGCATCCCTCCAGTTGCCCTCAACGGCAAAGGTTTTGTCGGGATAGCGCACCTTC